TTGATAATTTAAGTCGAGGCGAACGCAATAGATTGATTCTAAGTTTGAGCTGGAGCTTCCGCGATGTATGGGAAAGTCTATACAGTCAAATCAATTTGCTGTTTATCGACGAGTTGGTAGACAGTGGCATGGATAGTAGCGGCGTAGAGAATGCTCTGGCCATTCTTAAGAAAATGAGTCGAGAAGGACAAAAGAGCGTGTGGTTAGTCTCCCATAAAGATGAGTTGTCAGGCAGAGTAAACAACATTCTTACTGTGGTTAAAGAAAACGGCTTTACAAATTATAATACAGATGTCGAAGTTGTTTGACACTGCCAAAGTATTGCATTTAGAAGTCACCGATGTGTGCCAAGCCGAGTGTCCGTTATGTGCGAGAGAAACAGATCCGCTATTCAATAAAGATCTCAAACATAATCTAACAGCTTCGGATATGATCAATATTTTAGGTGAACAATTTATCAGCAGATTAGATAAAATGTTTATGTGTGGTAACTACGGTGACCCTGCGGCCGGTGCCAATACATTAAGCATTGTTGATTATTTTAGACAAGTTAACAAACACATTACCCTGGGCATGAATACCAACGGCGGCGTACAATCTCCAAGTTGGTGGACTGAATTGGGTCAACGATTTGATCAACCCACTGACTATGTGGTTTTCAGTATTGACGGACTAGAGGATACCAATCACATTTACCGTAAAAAAGTAAATTGGAGCAAGGTGATGAATAATGCAGCCGCGTTTATTAAAGCGGGTGGCAGTGCCCATTGGGATATGTTGGTTTACGAACACAATGAGAATCAAGTTGATATAGCAGAACAGGTGGCCAAAGATATGGGATTTACTTGGTTCAGAGCCAAAGTAAGCAAGCGGCCCAGTAATATCAGCTGGTTGCGGCCACCTAAGACTTGGATACAACCACCGATTGCCACAGGGACTATAGACTGTCATGTGTTAAAAGAACAAAGTGTATACATGTCTGCTCGTGGAATAGTGTACCCATGCTGCTGGTTGGGACACAACTCAGAATTTACCATAGATAAGTTTGATGATATTTCTCGCAGTTGGAGTTTAACACCAAACCCTACATGTGCAATCACATGTGCTACCAATCAGCACGGTACTAATTTTACAAATCAGTGGCAAAGGAATATAGCATTATGTTAGCAGCATGGCATTGGCATATTGAAATTAGCAGTAAATGTACACTACGTTGCTCTAGGTGCGCACGACAAGAAGTTCCCGACACTTTAATAAACACTGAGTTGGATTTAGAATTTTTTAAAAGAAATTTCACCCCAGAGTTCATAATTCAACATGTTGAAAAGATTACATTCTGCGGCGATGATGGCGATCCTATATACGCACATGACCTAATACTTGTAATCAAATATCTGAAATCAGTCAAAGATATAGAGATTGTTATTGTTACCAACGGCAGCTATAAAAAAGAATCATGGTGGGCTGACTTAGGAAACACATTAACAGTTAAAGATAGTGTACACTTTAGCGTCGACGGGTTTGACAATGTTAGCAATAATTTATACAGGATAAACAGCGACTACGACAGTATAATACAAGGTATAAAAACATTACGGGCGCAGAGCGAATGTCAAATTATTTGGGCTGCGATTGCTTTTCGATTTAACGAAGATCATCTAGACTCAATGAAAGAATATGCACGGTTATTGGGTGCAGATAGATTTCAAATTACACTGAGTACAAAGTTCGGAGCAATTTATCCCAGTTATGGTGAAAACGATCCTCTTCAACCCAGCAAAAAATATATTAGTAGTTCTTATCGATTTGAACGCCAAGTAACCGATTTTACTGTTAGACAACCACCCGTTCACCCAATTAATATCAAACTCTATGAACATACAAAATTAAAAGACACAATTGTACCATTATGTGAAATTGGCAACAAAGGCTTGTACATAGACGCACAGGGCAGATTATTTCCCTGCTGTTGGGTTGCAAATAGATATTCTCATAATCAAGAATGGCAAGATCTTGGATCAAAATTTAATTTAAACAATATAACAATAGAACAGGCATTGGCAGACTCTTTCTGGGTTAATGAATTTCAATCGTTTAAATGGCAAGAATGTCAGACTAAATGCAAGAAAAACATGGTAAATCAGGAATATGCAACATCATGGTAAACTAGATAAATTATAGTACACATGGCACAACAAATCTAACATGACTTGGTTTTTTCAAGACACACTAGTTGAGGAACTACCCGAGGATTGTGTGGGATTTGTATATCTAATTACAAATAATCTATCTGGACGAAAATACATAGGCAAAAAATTGGCCAAGTTCGCTAAAACCACTACCAAAACAGTGAAATTAAAGAGCGGCGCTAAAAAGAAAAAGAAAATCCGCTCAAAGGTCGACAGCGACTGGAGAGACTATTATGGCTCAAGTGCGGAATTATCCGCAGACATCATCTCACTAGGCACCGAAAACTTTACCAGAGAAATACTTTACTATTGTAAATCAAAAGCAGAATGTAGTTACATCGAAGCAAGAGAACAATTCAATCGCAAGGTATTAGAATCCGCAGATTATTATAACGGACAGATTTCTGTTCGTGTACACGGTTCGCATATTTTAACCAAATTAACATAATGGGAATTTCTTTATTTACTGGCTGCTCGTATACCGCAGGCACAGGATTCACCTTAGAAAAGGATGAGCCAGGGCTGTGGGTAAACTTGCTGCATAGCGAAAACAAGTTTATCCAACAAACCCAGTTAATAAATGCAGGAGTACCAGGAAGATCAAATGCTAATATTTTTGCAGACACATTAAGTTATCTATTAACCAATGACGATATAGAGTATGTATTTGTTTCATGGACTAGTTGGCCAAGATACGAAATAATGTTAGGTCTAGAACTTTATTCTACTAGACAATTAATAGCGCCAAATTCTCACGCAATTCAACAAAAGCTCAATGATATAACGTATACTTCGTCCTATTTAAATAATATTAGAGATAGATTTGTAACATTAGATCATCCACATAATGAAATTCTTAATTTAGTAAAATATACCTCTATGTTAGCTATGTTAAGTCAGCTTAAAAATGTTAAGATATATTTTATAAATGGACTATGCTGGTGGGATTTAAATTACTTTAACAAAATTATTCCTGTTACTCCAACAGATCTAACAGAATATACAAAAAAGATAATATCCATTGACACTCGAGATGACGATGAAATTTTTAAAATATACAATAAAATACACAACGAATATCAAAACGCAGGTACTATCAATGACACGCATTGGCTAAACTTATACCAGCCACTATGGCAACTTAAAGTCGATGTAAACAACGACAAGATACACCCTGGGTTAAAATCAAACAAAATCTTTGCAGACCTTCTGAACTCCTCCTTAAATTTAAAACTTAATCAACAGTAAGCAAGCAAGCGTTAGCTAATATCGAACGCCCGTATACCTGGATCTAGGATCGCAGGGATGGAAGACTCTTCGCTGTAAAGAGCACTCAATCACTATCCTTGACAGGACGAAGATCGCAAATGCCGCGGTTTGATTGTTTGAAAATAATTTTATAAGGCTGAAATGAGGGGAGAAATACCCCAGGTTTGTGTGTATGTTAGCGTATGCACTTCAAACTGCCGTTGTTATAAGAACTGAGCTCGAGGTACCGGACAACCGCCTCTGTAACTGCTCTAACGCTGATGACTGTGCTACTCGGATGAAGCATTTTTCAATTTTGCCCGCAAGGGCAAAGTGTGACTGTTTAATCTGGATGAAACTTATATCGCTTCGCTCTTAAGAGCTACAATTGATCACTGAGTGGTAACGAAAGTGATGGATGTGCGCAGCACATCTTAGAAGTATGGCAATCCTGTTTCGTTGGTAGTTTTAATATTATCTTCTATAATCTTAAAGATTATTTCTCTATCTTGATAACTTAATTGATATGCTTCGTCTAGAGTAACACCACCACGCATACCCCAACATAATTTATAAATTGATTTCTTTAAGGCTTTTGAATCTTTGTCGAAGTCCTCTAGCATACGAGCTATTGACTCATTGTCCAGACTCAAAAGCCTTAGGCGAAAAAACTTGATTGTTCAAATACCAATGGAGTAGTATATGCTTTGCCACATTCATCTTGGTCACAGTTCACATCGACCTTTTTAAGTGGACTTTGATTACCTATTTCTTCAATTCGACGCTTGACAGCATCCCATACGCTTTTATTACAGTTCTGAAAGAATTCGTCAATTTGAGCTCGATCTTCTACTACTAGGCCGTCGTCAGTTTTAATGGCTGCAATACTTTTGGTAATTTGCTCTATGGTCAAATCCAGCAGCTTTTTGAATAATTGATTAAATCTTACAATTTTCTCTTCTTCAGTCATGGTTTCATCTGATACCACTGCTAATATTCTTTGCTGTTCAAAGTTTTCGATGCTGGCTCTGTTAAATTCTTTGTAGCTCTGCGGTTTTAAAAATAGTTCTAGATCGTCTACTACAACCGAAGTGTTGAAATCTGGACATTGGATTTGTGCGCTCAATACACCTAGATCTATGGAATGCTCGTTTTTAGTGTTACAGTGGGGACAAACACTGACAAAATCCATTTTACTGCCGTAAGTTGCTTGTCGTATGGCAATTAACACCGCGTCTAGGTCAGCAGCAGGCATCGACCATGCATTTTTAATATTGGGTACACAGCTTTGTATCACATCCACTGTGCTTTGACCGTTGAGCAGTGCGTCAGGAGTTTGCAAAGTAAGTTCATCTTTGGCTGTCATTGCGTAAACAGGCAATTCTTTGGTAGCGGGCATAGTCAGTGACCCTTCCGGCCACCATTGGCCGCCTGTGGGCAACTTAATATGAATTTGTGGCTGGCGAAAATGTTTGGCCAAGGGGTTTGATGAATTCATCATGATTGATTCCAATAAATATAATAATACTTATCTGGTAAAAACACTGTTTTAAAATATGGCTGATCCAACACAACAATTGCAGCAAATGCTGAACAACGCCGAATCTAGTTTTGGCGGTTTGAATTCTGCTGGCCAACAACTGGCTTCTGCGCTACTTCAAGCAGCCAAAGCAGGAAATACTCAAACAAATGCAGCAACTGCAACTTCGCAGTCACTGGCTCAGCTGACAGCAAGAAGCGCATCTGTTGAAGCTGGTTTCACCACCATCGGCGGAGCACTTGTTGGGTTGGTAGGTCAGGCAACTAATTTAACCGCGGGCATATATGGTGCCGACAAAGCATTTACCTCAGTCATACCCACTGTAGATGCGATGGCTTCCGTTTTGGGTAAAATGACTACTGGCTTGGGTGAACTGGTTAGTAGTTTTAAAATATTTAAATTTGCCCTCGGTAAAGCCCCAGAAGGATTTGCTAAGATACTCAATGCTGGTCTAGATATTGTAACAAATATTTTAAAGTTTCAACTTGAAACATCGCAAAAAGTTGCTGATCAATTTATTTCAGCAGCCAAAGTTGGTGCGCTGTTTGGTGGTAGTATTACTAGAATGGCCGAAGTGGCTGCTGATGCAAGAATACCTATACAAACTTTGGTCAAAGTGATAACCGCCAATGCTGACAGTTTGTCAAAACTGGGATTGGGACAAGAAAAAGGTGCTGCTGTGGTCTCGGCTTATACTAGGAAAATATTTGACTCTGACAGATCCCTGCGAATATTGTATGGTAGTTTCGAAGAGTTATCAGTTGGCGTGACTAGTTATTTGACCTCGCAGGCTCAATTGGGTATCAGCGCTACCCAGGATTATGAAAAAACCAAAGCTGCAACCATTGACTATCTGTACAGACAAAAAGAGTTGACAGCAATCACTGGCAAAAGCGTTGAATTATCACGAAGAGAAGAAGAAGCTAGAAGAAATCAACTTGACTACAACTTAAAGTTAAGTAGACTGGGCACAACTGCAAGAGCCAATGTTGAAGAAGGCATGGCAATTGCTGGTAAAGTATTTGGCAGCGAGGGTGTCAAATACGCTGAAGAGTATTTTGCAACAGGAGGCAAAGTAGTTACCAAAGCGTCACTGGCTTTTCAAGCAACTCAGGAAGTGGCAGCAGGGGCAATAGCAAATATGTTGGGGGGTGTGGATCAAAGCAGCGAAGGTTTTAGAACATTGACTGCTAGTATATTGCAAGATGTTGCACCTGCGATGAAGGCTTTTGCGCAAGATCGAGAATACGATTCTACAATAAATAGAGCCGCAAATAATTCAATTCTTGCAATGAGTACTAGTGTGGCATCTGCATTCCAATCGGCTATACCTTTTATTGAAAATATTGGTACATTATTTAAAACATTAGAAGCTGAGCGTGCAAACATGAAAAAAGGGCCGTTGGATAAGCCCACCATAGCATTTACAGATGCACAAAATCAATTATTAATTAATCAAAGTGAAATAGACAAAACGGTGTTGAAAAATATGGAAAGTATTGGCGAGACTCTGAGACTGATGCATAGCCTACAATTAGGATTTATTGGATTAAATGATAAAGCCAATGAGCTTCTTAATAAAATTATAAAAGGTGAAATTGGATTGGATTTCGAAGATTTAGTTACAGGTTTGGGTCAAAGTATTTTCAAAAATATTCAAGAGGCGGCCCGTAGATCGGAACGCGGCGCCGCAACACCAGATGCCACACCAACACCAAATGCTAGACCTGTTACACCTACAACACCCAACTCAACTACACCAGATGCTACACCAATACCAGATACTAGATCTGTTTCACAATCTGAGCCGGACCCAATAGTAACGGCCGCGATGCAATCAGAAATTGATCGACTTAACAGAGAAGTACTGGCCATGCGAAATACTCCTCCACCGGTCAACGGAGAAAATACTGATTTGCAAAAATCCATGCTGGCAGAATTACAAGATCATACATCACAATTAAGCAGAATAAGAGATGCCCTGGCATAATCAGGTAAATATCTAACTACAGAGAACACCAATGAGCTGGAAAAAATATTTTCGAACCACAAATGTTGCAGGCGCACTAAGCCCAATCAACGGCGGTCAGTCACCGCAGTTTGGTTATAAAAACTATCAAAGCAATCTGCCAGAAGTTTATATTGGTCATCCAAATCGTATTGAACGATATAACCAATATGAGCAAATGGACATGGACAGCGAAGTCAATGCGGCCCTGGACATTTTGGCTGAATTTAGTACACAGGCCAACAACGACAATGGTACCAGTTTTGAATTCCATTGGAAAGAAAAGCCCACTGACAACGAAGTTAAAATTATTCGTGAGCAGTTGACTCAATGGGTCAGCTTAAATGATTTGAACAAGCGTGTTTTCAAGATGTTCCGTAATACTATTAAGTACGGAGATCAATGTTTTATCCGTGACCCAGAAACATTCAAATTGAGCTGGGTTGAAATGAGTAAAGTGGTCAAGGTCATTGTCAACGAGTCTGACGGTAAAAAGCCGGAACAGTATGTGGTCAAGGATTTGGCACCTAATTTTGAAAATTTAACTGCAACTCAAGTTAATACAACTGACATCAGTGTTAACCATCCACAGGTAGGTGGCAGCAGCGGTGGATATACGCAGCCCGCTACTCCTTACAGTGGTGGCAGTAGATTTAGCCGTGCCCAAAATGAACAGACTATCAATGCCGAACATATTATGCATTTGAGTTTGACTGAGGGTCTGGACTTTAGCTGGCCGTTTGGCAACAGCGTACTTGAAAATGTTTTCAAAGTATTCAAACAAAAAGAATTGCTGGAAGATGCTATTCTTATCTATCGCGTACAACGAGCCCCTGAACGCCGCATTTTCTACATCGATGTGGGAAATATGCCCAGCCACTTGGCCATGGCATTTGTGGAACGAGTTAAAAACGAAGTACACCAACGCCGTATTCCCACACAAACAGGTGGTGGTCAGAATATGATGGATGCTACCTATAATCCATTGAGCACCAACGAAGATTACTTCTTTCCGCAGACAGCAGAAGGCCGCGGAAGTAAAGTAGATACACTGCCTGGCGGCAGCAATCTAGGAGAGATCACTGACTTGCACTTCTTTACCAACAAGTTGTTCCGTGGCCTGCGTATTCCCAGCAGCTATTTGCCCACAGGACTAGACGACGGTACCAGCAATCCCAACGGATTTAGTGATGGCCGTGTGGGTACTGCACTGATTCAAGAATGGCGTTTTAACCAGTATTGCATGCGACTACAGCGCATGATCAGTGAAAAATTAGATTCAGAATTCAAGTTGTTCATGCGCTGGAGAGGCATTAACATTGACAGTAATCTATTTGAATTGAAGTTCAATGAGCCACAAAACTTTGCCAGCTACAGACAAGCTGAAGTTGACAGCAGTAGAATTACCAGTTTTACACAGTTAGAAGCATATCCTTATCTAGCCAAACGATTCTTATTAAGTCGTTATCTGGGCTTGACTGAAGAAGAAATGAGCGACAACGAACGCATGTGGGCTGAAGAACAAGGTGATATAGAAAAAGCACCAAGCGAAGCAGCGGGCTTGCGCAGCGTGGGTATTAGTCCAGGCGGATTAGATACTGATTTGTCGGCAGCTCAACTGCCAGAAATACCAGCGGCTGATGCAGGCGGAGTGCCAAATGTAGCCCCTGCAGGTGAAGCTGGAGCAGCCGGAGCCGCACCCGCAGCGCCGTCAATTTAATCAAATTGGTTAAATAATACTATGCAAGTAAACGAATTATATGAGCCAACACCCGCAGGTTATCGCACTGACAAGCAAGATAACAGCACATATAATATGCACGACAATAGAAAACGGTCGAGCAAAATTACACTGGACAAGCTCAACAGATTACGAATCATGAACGACACTCGTAAGCTGGAGCATGAGCAAAAACTTGAAAAAGTTGGAGCCCAGTACAAGGCACCTGCCGCAGCCGCAGGCGGCCTGTAATTAGTCCGTCAGAATCGTTCAAAAAATCCCCATTTAACCCCCGAAAACAATATATTCTGTAAATAACTATACAGAATTGCGTTTGCATATTTTAAATAAGGAACAAATATGAACAAGTATGAACAACTAATTGAATTTATTATTAATGAGCAAGAAGACAAAGCTC